ACGTGTATAACGGTATCGGTGTCATGAAATTCCTCTGCTACTTCTGGTAGTTTAGATACGTACTGTCGTTCAACAGAGAAGCCCACTCCAGTGCCACACATAAGGACGTACATCATCTCGTCAAATGCTTTAGGGTGGTCAATAGGCATGTAGGAGCAGTTAAACCCAGCTACATTGTCACGGTCCAGTGCTTCTCCAGCAGTCATGAGTGCCCGCATGGAGGGCATTACGTCTAGTTCATGAATAGTGTGGAATATTTCTGATTGGTCGAACTCGTTTAGTTCTACACGGTCTACCCAATAATCTAGGTATCTATTTACTGTTTCTTCCCAAGTCTCACGACGTTGCTCCTCTGGTAGGTAACGTGCGTAGCGGGACTTGTGAATGTATTGTTGATATGCGTCCAATTATCTTACTCCTTTGTTCATCTGTATATCTAGTCCAGTTAGTTATCTCTTCCTTGGTACGTTTACAACCTGTACAGATATCGTTAACTAACTTGCACTGCTTAACGCAGGGACTATCCATTTACTTCTTTGATTAAGCGTTCGATGTACCAGCGACACTTCCGTAGGTCCTCTACTGGTTTACCTTTGTAGTCGTAGCGCCAGAGGTACTTCAGTGCGTTACCCTTGAGATAACCATTGAACTCATGTTCAGGCATGGACGCTTTGATTGCTTCGATAGCCTCAACAGCACCTTTGTTGTAGTGGTCAGGCTGTTCCACAGGGTCTACCTTCTTCGGCTTTGCCAATATAGAAATCCCGTCCCACTCTGCAGGGGTTGCGTCATCAATACTCATTCTTTTCTTCCTCTAGCTCTTGTTCAAATACATCTAGTCTGTTAATAAACTTATCTTCAAAACGGTCTAGTAATTGTTCTGAAGTGATCTCTAAAGCCTCTAAAAGATCGTCAGGATCGTAAGACTTTAATAGTCTTTCCTTAATTTCTTCTAGCGTTAGAGACATACCTAATTAACTCCTGCAGTGTATCTATAGTATACCATAAAAGATCTTCTTTGTCACACCATTCTGACATAGTCATCTTGGCACCCTTCCGAATCTTTTTGTTGGGCTGCATTAGGACAAAGACTAACTCTTGTCCTTCGGGGAGTGAGTCCCTGATGCTCGTATATTTTTTCGTATCTCCGTCTCTGAAATATCCTTTGCATTCAACAAGAAATAGACCGCTACTATCGACAAAATCAGGACGATAAGACCTAGAAATAGTGTAGGGGATAGTGAAAGGCTCATAGTCAAACTCCTTTAGTACTTTGCTGACATCGTCTTCAAACGTGCTACGAAATCGTGATTTCTTGGACTTTCGGCTCATTATGTACCTCTGTTAAATAACGTGGTCCTGAAGAGTAAGCAAAGGCTCTAAGGTCAGGCCAACAGTTTTTCTTATATGCACAGTAAGAACAACCAGTATCTAATTTCATGTTTCCACTCTTGCCGTCTGCTTTTGGCTGGTAACAGTGTTTAGGAGGCTCTGGTTGTTTTACCATTGTTTTAATATGGTTGATATGGTCACCAATGTCGTAACCTATGTGTTCATGGATAGGTGCTTGGGTGTCCTTCTCGTCGTACATGAGGTACGTAAGGTGACCATTCTGTTTATCCATTGCTAACCATCCAAAACGATTAGATCCCTCTGCGTTCGCGTATCCCTTAATTTGTGCAATGTATCCAAACGGATCATCAGTAGCCAAAGTGCCGTCTTTGAATTTCCTAAACCCATAAGTGGAAACACTTTTAACGTCTGTGACAATACCGTCAATTTTACAGTCCATAGAACCTGTAATACCATTAACTTCACACTTTTTCTGTTCATCAGTTACCTCGTGCCCTGCTGCTCGTGATAAGAAAAGGAGTAGTTCCTCTATAAGATGACCGTAGAGAAACTTGACATAGGTGTGACCCTGTATGTCGTCAGCCTTCTCTACGTCATTCCAGACGTTCCAAAGATAGCGATCACGGCGTCCTATGTTGGACATGCGTAGTTTACGTGAGTCGTCACGCTTTTTAGTAAACTCATTACGCATAAGCTGTTTAACGCCTTCACCAAAGGTCTCAATACATTCCTCTATATCTACACCTTCAGATACTTGTTTAGTCTCTACTAACTCGTAAATATCGCTCACTAACGTATAAATGTTTTTCATTCCGACTGCTCCAAGTAGTCTATCGCTCTTTGTAAAAACTCTCTATCGTCATAAAAACCACCTAATGACCTGTTGCAATTATGACACAACCAGCCTCTAAATGTATCATTTTCGTGACAATGATCTAAAGCCCATGCACTGTTTATTTGATTTCCTTGTCCCTTAACCTCTGATTCCCCTCTCAAACAAATAGGACATTTGTAATCTTCAGAAGGATAGGCTTGATTCTTTCTAAGCCTGTCCCTAACTTTTTGTAAGCTGTAATTACACTGCTTACATTCACTTCTCAAATAAGGTCTACCTGAGTTTTTAGAGTAAAAAGATAAAGGTAAGTCACGATTACATTTAATGCAAACTTTACTTTCTCCTTTTATTTCGTAATCATCTTCATCTATAAAACTTATTTGTTCCGTTAATGAGTCTCCGCCCACGTATTACCTACCTTATATTCTCCGTCCAGAGGACATCTTAAGTCAAAAGCAACGCCTGAAGCCTTTAGACACTCCACAGCTAACCAGCCATATTTGTCTGCGTGGTTAGTAACTACTTCGGCTTGAACCTCGTCATGTATGTTACCTAGGAATTTGTAGTCAAGTTTCCATTGCTGTGCGTACTCATCGAGAATGACCAAGGCCTTCTTCATTACTATTGCACCAGCAGCTTGTAGTAAGGTGTTTAATGCAGCATGTTCTGATCTGACTCTAAGTCTACGACCATCGAGTCCTCTGAGATAACCTCTCCCAGAAGCTCTACCAACGCGTTCTCGTAGACTGTTAAGAGAAGGTGTATTTCGTAGAAATCTGTGTTTAAGCTCTGCACCATCAGTTGCGCTTCCTCCAACGATAGATCCGATTTTGGCATCTCCAGCTCCGTAGAGGAAAGCGTAGATGAAAGTTTTTGCTTGAGGTCTTGTTTCCAACCCTGCAGCCATTTGATTTCGTGTGTGAATATCTTCGGTGAGGAGGACATTAGTAAATTCCTTATCGTTCATGTAATGAGCTAACATTCGTAGCTCGAGGCCACTAGCGTCAAAACCTACTAGCTTCTTTCCTTCAGGTATAGTCCAGCAAGAGCGGCACTCATGTCCATAAGGACTGTGACTTGCTGGGACTTGGGCCATGTTGGGACTCTGGTGTGTCATACGACCTGTAACAGCACCGTTACTAATAACACGACCGTGGACTCTGCCATTATCACGTACAGCCTCTAACCAAGAATGTACCTGTGCATATCGCTTTTGAAGAGTAAGGTACTCCAGAACCTTTGCAGCCTCTGGGACGTGTTCATTCTCTCTAAGCGTCTTCTCATCGACAACAGGCTTTCCATTTGGCGTCGTCTGGTTCCACTTCGCACCCTTAGTTGCAAGTCGTTCTGCAACTTGTTGTCTGGACCCAACATTGAAAACTGTAACTTTGTCCTTAAGTCGTTTCCCTGTCTTCTCAGAAATCCTTTCTTCGACAATGGGCGGGAACATCTCTTGTAGTTCGGCTTCAATTGCATTCATGCCTTCCTTGAATGTTGCACAAAGGTCGTTAGCTAAACGCTGATCCAGAAGCCAACCATTGCGTTCCTGTTGTTGAATAACAAACTGCACCTGATGTTCTAACTTAATGCAGTCCTCAGAGAACTCCTGCATTTCCTTTGTCAGCTTCTGATGCACTGCTTCGGTAACTGCTACGTCCTGTATACAGTAATCAATCATCTCCTGTGAAAGACAAGAAAAGTCAGAATGGTCACCCTTGGGAAAGCCCAACTCATTCCCCCAGTTCCTCAAGGAGTGACCACCTGACTTGCTTGGGTCAAACAGACGTGACAATACCAGTGTGTCGACTATGCGCTCAGGAGCCACAGAAAGCCCCCAGAGACGCTTTAGCACTGGGAGGTCATAACCTATCAGGTTGTGTCCACAAACGCTCACAGAGCCTTCTAGAGCCTTACAGAGGGTGCTACGGTCGGTATGTACCTGTGAAACACCATTTTCCCGTGTTACAACGCACCAAATGGTGTCAGGAGTTAAACCGTTGGCCTCAAGATCAAGGTAGATCAAAAGTCTGCTCCTACTTCAGGGTTAGCTACTTCTGTCATTCTTCCGGTACT